GCCCACGCGGTCCCGCGATCCACAGCCACTCCTCCGCCGATCGCAACTCGATCGATGCTCTCCAAGCGGGATTACTCCTCCGCGCTGGCTGCTCCCTCGAGTCTCCTCAGTTCGAAAACCGCTGGGTCAAGCAAAAACTGCCTCAGTGGCTTCAGGCTGGGATCAACAGCCCCATCCGCCAAAAAGCGATGGACGCAGGTCATGGTATGTCCGATTTGTCCCTCGTAGACGCATGCCGACTCGGTCTCCAAGCACGCGGGATCGACGTCCCATCGGGTCGGATGGATATGATCCAAGCCGCCTTCAGTACCGGTTCCGCTGCCGCTCTGTTCGGTGCCACCATCGGTGCGAAGATGCTCGAGTCGTACGCCGAGGTAGAGGATTTCTCGGACGGATGGGTATCGGTCGACGAGAACCCAGACCTCGAGCAACACAACCGAAACCGCACCCAAGCTGCCAACAGCCTGGCGTACCATCCGGTCGGTGGCGAGGCTCCTCACGCTGGTCGAACCGTGACCACGGAAAAAGCTCAGGTCTACCGATTCAGCCGCCAAATGAAGATCGACGAGGCGGACATCCTCGGCGACAACTTTGGCAAGTTCAAAGACACTCCGCGTGACTTCGGGCTCGCAGCTGGCCGCGTTCGACCTGACATGGTCGCCGCTGTGCTGCTTTCGAACGCGAACCTCCTGCAAACCAGTCGCGCTCTGTTCAACACCACCGACGGCAACCTCGTTGCGTCCGGCGCTGCACTCTCGCGAGCCAACCTGTCATCACTCATCGCTGCGATTCGCAAGCGGAAGGACGGCGACGCGACCCTCGATCTGCCTGTGACGCACCTGTTGGTACCACCCGATCTGCTCGACACCGCTGTCCAGCTTTGCTACTCGGCACTGCTCAGCAACGACAGCGGATCCGGCAACATCAACCCGCTGAAGACCTACGGCATCACGCCGATCAGCGAGCCACGCTTGTCGAACGGCATCAGCCATCCGGTCACTGGTACCGCTCTGGCGGGATCCGCTACGACCTACTACGGCGTCTCGAACCGCGCTCGCACGGTCGAGGTTACTTACCTCGCAGGAGCAGGCCGCACCCCAGTCGTTCGATCGGAAACGATGGTCGGTGGTGAGTTCGGACTGGCGATCGATGTACGGCACTACGTCGGCGCGACCGCTCTCGATTGGCGTGGATTCCAACGCCAGTCCGCGTAACCCTGACCGATCTTTTCCAGTCTCCGAGAATTGACCTATGGCCAAGTATAAACTGAAAGAAAACATCAGCTTCGACGGTGAGATCATCACCGCGGGCTCGATTGTCGACACCGACTCCATCGCGATCAGTGGCGACTCGCTCACCCTGTGGGGCTGGGCTGACCTCGTCGATGAAAGCGTCGCCGATGAAAGCGTTGTCGAGCGAAGCGTCGCCGATGAAAGCGTCGCCGAGCAAAGCGTCGCCGCAGTCGAGGAGCCATCGGAGAGCGACCCAGTCGAACCTCCGAAGCGCCGAAAAAAGTAAATCAACACCACCTAACCAACCACGTAGGTAATTATGGCATCGTACAAAAATACTGCTGACATTCGACGATACACTGCCTCGGCGGATCAGACATCTGGAACCATCGTTCAGTCCGCAGACGGCCTGGCCGGTTACGTCGAAGCCCAGCGAGGGATCAAAAACGGCGAGGTCGGCATCATCCGCGTCGCTGGCATCCTGACCTGCGACAAGGCATCCGCGACCGTCATCGCCGCCGCTGATCGACTCCAGATCGCGACCGCGACTCAGTTGATAACCGTTAAAGCGACCGGCGCCGCCGACGCCAACAACATCCTCATCGGTCGCGCCGCAACCGCTGCCGGTAACGGAACGCTGACCGTCGAGGTCGATCTCAACCGCTGTGCGGTGTAATCGATGGCACTGCTTGAGACAGCGACCGCATACCTCGCGACCCAGCTCACCGCCCTCACGGCGGTCGGCGTGGTCTACTCGCGAGGAGCGACGTCGGTCTCGATCAATGCCACGCGAGCATCGACCCCCTACGAAGCGAGCGACGCCGATGGAGTGATCCATCGTACCATCGCTCGCGACTACCTCATCGCATCGACCCTGTTCCCGTTCGGCGACCTACCGCGCGACGGGGACACGATCATCGACACCGATGAGACCTACATCGTTCACAGCATGCCCGGCTCGCCACCCTACCGGTACAGCGACCCAGGCCGATCGATCCTCCGGATCCATACCAAAAAACAATGAGTGCCTACGACAGACTCCTGGCCGATCAGGTCGCCGCGACCATCACGGCAGCGGGTCTGTACAGCCCAACAAACAATGCCGCGATCGACTCGTCGATCGTTACGGTCAATTACCTGCCGCGGTACGAACCAAAGGACCTCACCGACCTGCGGATCGTCATCGCACCCCGCTCTCGAGCGACGACTCCTCTATCACGGACGAGCCGTCGCCGCGAGCATTCGATCCAAATCGCCATCATGCAAACCGCGGATCCAGACAGCGATCTATTCCTCGGACTGTTTGACCTGGTCGGATCGATCGACGAAACACTCGCTGCGGCGAACTACGCCGCTGCGACCGCCTCTGTCAACCGATGGGGGCTGTGGCTACGCAACGACGTCACCCTGTACGACGTACAGGCACTCGAGCAGCACGGCATATTCCGCAGCGTCATCACTGCGACCTATCAAATCAACACCTAACCAAGCGAGCCAAACATGCCATCGTTAGTCGGACCAGTCGCCGGTCTCGAGTGCAAGCTCTACTACCACCTCACCCCCGCGGCCACGTTCACCACCTCGGGCGCGGTCCTCATCACCGAGGCGATCGATGTCGCGATCTCGCTGGCTCATACGAAGATCGATGCCCCCAGCCGCGCGTCGAACTTCAAGGCAAAGATCCCAGGCCTGACCGAGCTGTCGCTCACGTTCAAATACAACTACCAAGCGGACCCGAACGACAGCGTCTTTACCGCGCTGCGTACCGCTTTCCTAGCTCGCTCGATCCTGCACTGGGCTGTCATGGACAACGTCCTGACCACGCCAGGCGTCAAGGGTTCCGCGGGCATGACTTTCCCGGGCATCATCTACGATTTTCCGATCGACCAGGCTCTTGAATCCCCAGCCACGCTCGACATCGGTGTCGAGCTATCCCGCTTGAAGATTTCCAACGCGCTGGTCGACCCATCGTGGTTGATCGTCGCACCGACCTAATTGTTTTTCTAGCGAGTTCGCGTGATGAAGATTAGCGACATTGTCGAAATCGAATTTCGCGACCACGCGAAGGGTGATGAGTCGATTCTGTTTTGCGTATGGGGTCGAGTCATCAAACGGACTCGCAGCGACATTACTGTCGCCGTCTGGGCCTACAGCGACCCGAAGTACAAAGCACCTGCAGACGACCCCAACGTCGAAAAATACACAATCGCCCGCGATGCGATCCTTTCCTACAGAGTATTCCGGTAATGGCCAAAAATCTTAAAGTCGACACCGTCACCATCGCCTCTGCAGGTACGACGTCGACCGCCATTCAGCTCGCCAGCAATCGCGTTCCGCTCGCCATCGTCACCCCCGCGGCCATGACCGGTACGAGCCTGACATTTTTGTCGAGCGATGACGGCACGACCTACTCCCCCGTCTATTACGAGGGAACGCTTTACAGTGTGGCGATGGGTACCGCAGCCTCGCGACATATCGCCCTCGATCGCCGCGCGTTCGAAAGCGTGAAAACCGTCCAAATTGTCTCCTCCTCTGCGGAGGGAGCGCTCCGCACCTTGAAAATCATTAGCGGCGAATAAGCCGCGAGAAAAACTAAAACAGGCACCTCGACCATGCCGACCTTTTCCGACAACGAGTCCCGCAAGTGGGACATACGCATCGACATTGAGTCGATCCGCCGCGTCCGCAAGGCGCACGGAATCGATCTCGCCAAAGTCTTCGCATCTCCCGACGCTCTGTCGGCGCTCAACGAGGATGTCTGCCTACTGGTCGATGTCCTCTGGGAGCTGGTCTCCACACAAGCCGAAACGCGAGGCGTTACTGCCGAACAATTTGGTCGATCCCTCGCTGGAGATAGTCTCGATGCCGCGATCCACGCGTTTGAGGAGGCGGTCATCGAATTTCTCCCCCAGTCCCAACGCCGCGACATAGTGCGGCGAATCATCGAGGGCCAACGGGCGGCACAGACACAGGCGACGATGCGACTGACGAACGCGATCCGAACGGGACTGATCGAGCAGGGGATCGCGGAAACCCTGGCGAGGGTGGACGAGCGACTCGCAGCGATGCGGACCAATCCATCCTCGATTCTGGGTATTGGCCCATCATCTGCAAGCTCGCCGGATCCATCCCCCTCGAGCCTGGACCCTACACCCTCCGCGAACTGCTCTGGATGAGCGAATCCTCCTCGAGCAACCTCTGGGATCATACCTCAGTCCAGTTGTGCCAAACCGCAAACCTAAACCGCGCCAAAAACGCACGGCCTAAAACGCCTGACGAGTTCCATCCATTCCGAAAACAAAAGCGACGCGGAGGCATTACACCTGCCGCGCTCCACGAATTCAAAAACCATTTCAAGACGACTTACGCCACCCTCTCTGCGGACACAGCTGATTAACCATGGGAATCTCCGCACTGCTCTCAACACAGATCCTCGATGCCAGCTCGACTGGTCGTTCGGTATTGACTGGTGCTAATGCTTCTTCTATTCGCACAGTGCTAGGGCTTGGTAAAGAACAGAAACCTACGTTTTCTGGACTTAATATCCAGTATCAGGGAACTGGTCCTAATACGATTTTGAATACGAGTGCAACAGGCGATTTTTTGCTCCAAAGCGATTACGCCGAATGTAGTTTCAGATTTAATGCTAACTTGCAACGCACTGAAATTGATACACCAAATCACAGTTTCATTGTAGGAGACCTGGACGGCAACGGAAGCGGAACAACTTTTGAGCTTGATGATGTAAACGGAAATATTAATGTTAATGGACAATTCAATTCAAATTCATGCAACATAAGTTTTCTTGATCCGCTGTCTGGTAGTTCAATATTTTGTTCGGCAACATTTGCAATACGCAACGGAATCACTCCGCGACGCCTGGAAGTGTACGGAACGTATAGTGGCTCTAGCGACTACCGACGCCTTTACCTAACCCAGACGACAGCGGGAGCCGCAACGATTGGCGTTGAAGGACTCGGTGCAGGCGCAAGTGGAAACACGCTAACAATTGCAAATAACTTAACTATTACCGGACAAATTGCTGGGATTGCAAGCGTTCAAAGTTATCTGTTTCAACCGGATATTGCAACATGGTCGCTCTCTAGCTCAGGATTCGGTGGAACACCGCGACTTGTGTTTAAGACCGAAGGACCACAATGTCCAAGCGATGGATATTTTGGGTTTGCGCAGGGCACAAACGGAAACGGAACTGTTGATGTGTATTTGAGGCGAGACGCTGCAAATAAATTGGCACTAAGGAATGGAGTCAGCGCGCAGACATTTGCGATCTACAATACTTACACAGACGCAAGCAACTATGAACGCTGTCGCCTAGCTTGGGAGACGAATCAACTTGTTATCGGTGCCGATGCGCTCGGAACTGGGACCGCTCGGTCAGTTGCAATTGTCGGAGGTTCAGCAGGGACGCAGGGTGTCATCAAAGCTCAAACAGGTGGGGCGTTTATTGGCGCGCAACTCAACTTGTCAAACAGTAGCAACGCGACCGCATCAACCTCGCAAGTTGTTCTTTACACTCCTGCCACTGGTCAGCTACAAATCACCAACGCAACCGCTGATGGATTCGACCGATTGAATCTTGGTCCTCAGACCGCATCGTTTCCTATGCTGAAACGAAACGCGACCGCAATTAACGTCCGATTGGGCGATGACTCTGCTGATGCTCCGATCACGGCATCGACCGTAAGTGTCACCGACGATGCTTACGGCGCAGGGTGGAATGGCT